TTTTATATCCTCCTCGATTGGTATGTTAGGAAAGTTTTTTCTTAAAACTTTCTGACAGTATTTATCTTTCTCAACAAATTTTACTGTCTTAAAAAAACCTGTTGAATCCAAACCTAATGTAAAACCACCTATGCCTGAAAATAGATCTAATACTTTCACGAATAATCTCTTTCTAAAATCATCTCAAGATAGTGAATAGCTTTTTGAATATCTTTTTCTTTTCCTTTAGATCGATGTCTGCAAATATATTTTATAGCATTGCCCTCTGCAAATAATAATTTGTTTTCATTAATAAATTCTGCGGGTTGTATCTTCATACTTTTGTAGTGGTTACCATCGACCTGCTTATCTAATGAATCGTACGTGGTTGATTTAAACATATCTTTATGTGTCATAAATTATAACCATACCTTTCTATTTTTGCTCTCATCAAGTATAAATTTTTTCTGCTACGTGTAACTCCAACATACCAGACTCTGTGTTCTTCATCTCTTTTTCTAACATTTTTTAACACAGATTCTCTTATTTTTCTAGCATTATCTAGTACAAGTAGAACATTATCAGATTCACCACCCTTTGCTGCATGTATTGTAGATATTTTAACTCTAGGTGGTTCTGATAATTTTTCTTTGTTTGATAGTAATAATCTAATATAATTTTTATCTTCAAGATTAGCTTTGTCAAAAGCTTCAAACCAAGGAACTAATTCATTCCAATTATTGTCAGACATATAGTCTTCAACATCATCAACTTCCTTTTGATTTAACTCTTGTCCTTCACTCCATCTAGAATAGTAAACAGCTGCTTTGTGTAGTTTAGTATTTAAACTTTTAAAAAATTTACTCTCAAAAAATATACCTCGTTGTTTTAATTCTTTTGCTATCTGCACGGATTTAGATCTAGTCCTAGTTAGTATTAACCAATTATCTTTTGCAAGATCTACGTTATCTAGATTATTAATTTTTATACAGGATCCATCTTCCTCTCTTGGATAATATTTTTTATCTGCCCGTAATCCTTCTATTCTATTTACAATAATGTTTGATATGTCTTGAACTTTTCTTGGCACTCTTCTAGATTTTTTTAACACTACTTCTATTGCAGGTTCTTTTATAAATCTATCCACATCAGCTCCTGCCCATGCATATATCGCTTGGTCATCATCTCCTGCAAGATACATATCTTTAGTATTAGCTTTTAATATGTCATACATCATCCATTGTATTGGAGATAGATCTTGAGCTTCATCAATAAACACAACATCAAAGGTTGGACATAGGTGTGATTTGTTTACGAATTGATGGATCATGTCGCTATAATCCACTAAATTATTAGCTTTTTTATATTCAAAATAATTAGCTGCCACGTGTTTTAATATGTCAGGATTTATGTCCTTACTGTAATCTCCTGTGCAATATTCGTCCCAAACCTCTACGTCCTTCTCTCTGGATTTTAAAATGATTTGAAAGTATTCATTATCACAAGTCATGTAAGGTGAGGTATCAAAATCACCTTTTGTTTTGACACTTATACTTAATTCTTTGCCAAGATCATCGTAATGATAATCTTGCATGACATTCTCTTCTTTTAATCCTAATGTGTGAAAAGCCAATGAGTGTAAAGTCTGAAAATGTTTAAGATCTTTTTTATTAAAATTTTTATTTTTATTAAGCATTCTCTCTTTTGCTGTGTATGCTGCCTTTTTAGTAAATGCAAAGTAACCTATCTTTTTTACATCTGTGCCAATCCTTATATAAGCCAACGCTCGACGTATAAGTTTTTCGGTCTTACCGGTACCTGGAGGTCCATAAAATTTTTTTATCACATCTCCTCCTGTATATATCGTTTTAATTCTTTATCCTGCACGTTATCTGGTATCTCGTTCTTATAAAATATCCTGTAGCTGTCACCACCATACTTACCAATACCAAATAATTGTGTTGCGTCTTTACCATCCCATTCTAAATATTCTTGTGACATTCTCCATATCCTGTGTGCTCTGACACTCTTCATGCCTAGATCTTTTAACATCTCAGCTATCGTATCCTTATCTGAATTTAATAGATGTCTTGCTGTTGGAAATTTTTCAAAAAAACCTGGTAATATTTTTTTGACTTTTTTTCTTCCTGTCTGATTTAAACAGATAACACCAACCATATGTTGCCAATCGTTCTTGACCTGCTGCTGTACCATGAGGTCATCTCTCATCATAAAATATTATCCTTATCTTTTCTATCTAATATCTCTATATCCTCTTCCTCTCTTGGAAAGAATGAAAGAGGAACCTTTATACAACGAATAGGGTTGTGTGATTTTTTATCTGTATCTTTTTTAGGATATCTCTTTAAATATCCCAACTCTGCCTTAAATTCTTCTATCAACATTCTACCAGTCTTCTCATACTTCATCTTCCACTCTTTGTTTTTTAGATAATTAAAAAATACCTCCATAGTAAAATACGCAAAGCCCTCCTCTTTTAAAACAGACCCACTACTAAATGATGCAGCACTAACCGCAGGAACACCATGTATATGTTCATCTAAATATTTCTGTAGTAATTCTTTTGGTGACGTGCCCGCAGGAGGTGGTTGCACTGTCTCTGTCTCTTTTAGTTTTTCTATGATGGATTGAAACTCGTCCTGTTTTATTCTTGGTGGTGCTATCGGTGTATGTGATGCGATCAATCTTCTACATTTTTCCATATCCATCAAATAATTTACATCTCTAGCCAATACCTGTTTACTCTTCTCGCCATCCTGTTTATCATTGAAGTGAACCGTAAATCTAAATTCAGGTTCAGGTATATAGTCTATTCTAATTAAAGCTGACAGCTGCGGAAATTTCTTTTGTTTATCTGACATATAACCAAATTGTCTTTTAGCACATTCAGATTTAATACAGAAATTTCTAATGGGGTCTTGATCGCAAAGGTGTCCTGCTGTTGGTTTACGCCAAGATTTAATTTTATCCAATACTTTCTTATCACCCCACTCCTCATCATACAAAATATATTTTCTTGCACCATCCAATACTTTCTTCTCCCAAAGATCTGGATATTTCTTTTTAGAAAAAACCATGTAATTAAATAAAAACCTATCTCTCTCATCAGGTAGTTTGTTACTATCATCGATTGTTTTTGATATGGCTTGTAGGCATGGTGGTCCATCGTTAAATTCTTCTGCGCCACCTTGCAAAATCTTACTTATATGATCATCAATAAATTCATTTAACTCTTTTTCGCTTTTTAAATTAGCCTCAACGACCTGTATGTATTGATCAAAATTAAACTCCGTGCCATCTAGATTCAATGCAACTCGTTCTATTTTATTATAGTATGGTAGGTTAATAAAATTACCATTTGTAAAACTACCGTCTGACCCTGTTCCAAGTTCCGTTTGTTTTGGATATATTTCTGTTGTTGGATCTAACTCTAATGTATATAATAGTTTGTCTAAAAAATTTCTTAAAAAACTAGCTTTGACTTTTTCTTTTGTGTGTATGTATAGATGTAACCCGCCACTTTTAGATTTTACTGGTACTACGGGTATATTATTTTTTTCTATTATTTCTAGATATTTTCTCGGACTAAAATCTTGGTAGGCTTTTGAATCTATATCTATTGCACCAAAACTAACCATGCCATTGTCGTCACAGGGTTGTATGCCGATAGACTTCTCTCCCTTGAGATGTTGAAGATAATCTAAACTAGTTAATGGTTTTCCTGCCCAACCGTGTTTTACTTTAAACTTTCCTGTGGTTGAGTCTTTGTAACCGTTAGTAATTTCTGCGTATCCATAATCTCTTTTTAATCCATCAAATATCTTAACAAACTTCTGTTCCATGCGAATATTCTGTGGGCGTATCCACTCTCGCTTTCACGCCCACAACCTAGGATTCTAGTAATGACTTGCTTCACTCGTTTGAGCTTCTTCACCATGTTTTACTTGAACATCTCCTTTAGAGATACTCTCTGCAAAACTTTTAGCTTGATGGTAAAGATCAGCATTCTCAACTGGACCTAAT